AAGGCAGTCACCTTCTTGGGTGCGGCTTCTACGGTCTATCCGCAGAACCTCATCTACCAGAAGGACGCCATCACGTTCGCTACCGCCGACCTCCTGCTCCCGCAGGGTGTGGACATGGCCTCGCGGCAGGTTCACAACGGCATTTCGATGCGTGTGGTTCGCCAGTACGACATCAACAACGACCGGATGCCGTGTCGTATCGACGTGCTGTATGGCTACAGCGTGATCCGCCCGCAGATGGCCTGCAGGCTCTGGGGCTAATTCTTTAAGGAGTTACGACAATGGCACTTCCTTCTGTTGGTGGTGGATATCAGGTTGGCGATGGCAACCTGAATGAGGCGCAGATTGGCGCTATGGCTGCCCCGCTTTCGCAGGCCGATTCGGCCACGCTGTCAGCGGCGCAGATCCTGGCGGGCGTTCTGCTGGTCGGCGCGGGTCAGACCTCGGCCCAGACCATGACCCTTCCCTCGGCGGCCCTTCTCGACGCCGCGCTCGGTAACGCAAAGGTGGGCAGCACCGTCTCCCTGACCTTTGTCAACACCGGCACGTCGTCGGGTACGGTGGCGATGGCGATGGGTTCCGGCACGGGCTTCACGAATGGCGGCAACGCCACCGTGGCGGTCGCAGTCACTTCTAGCGGACAGTTCATGTTCCGCAAGACTGGTGACGGCGCGTGGTCGGTCTATCGGGTCGCTTGAGGCACCTCGGCCCCTGCCTTCGGGTAGGGGCCGTCTTTTACGGAGATTTTTGCAATGCCAAACACCAAGCCGATCGGGGTCGCGTTTGCTGACCCGGAACTGGACGGTGCAAGGTTTGTCCCTGAAGTAGCCGCCAACACGACGGCGCTGACGGACATCACCTTTACCGCGCCAGTTACGCCCGACTATGCGATTCAGGATCTTGTAGACACCAGCCCGTTTGGCTTCGTCACCAAGGACGAAGGCAACACCGTGCTGTCGGTCATCAAGAACCTGCAGACTCGGGTGTCTGAACTGGAGACCAAGCTGGCGGTTTACGGGATTCTGCCGTAACCATGCACATCTATCTAAGGCACCCGGTTCACGGTAGCAAGGTTGCTATCAGCGAACAGGAGGCTGAAATGGATGAAGCAAACGGGTGGGTGCGCTACGAAGTCGGTAGCGCACCCGTCCACCATGCGCCGCCAGCCAACGAACTTGAATTCAAGCGTCGGGGGCGGCCTCGAAAAGCTGAACGCATAGAGGCATAACCTATGTCCACCACGGCGGGAGACCAGATCAACGCCGCCTTGCGCTTGATCGGCCAGTTGGCTGAAGCCGAGACGCCCACCGCCGCTACGTCGCAAGACGCGCTTGCGGCCATGAACCAGATGCTGGATTCATGGAACATTGAGCGCCTGTCGGTGTTCAGCACCCAAGACGAAACGCATACGTGGCCCCCCGGCACCGTCAGCCGCACGCTGGGGCCAACCGGCAACTTCGTGGGCTTGCGGCCTGCCTACCTTGACGACTCAACGTACTTCAGGGACGCTTCTACAAACGTCTCTTACGGCATCAAGCTGATTAACCAGCAGCAGTACAACGGCATCGCGGTCAAAACCGTGACCAGCACATACCCGCAGTTGCTGTGGGTCAACATGACCTACCCGGACGTGACGATGTACATGTACCCAGTCGCCACTCGGCCACTGGAGTTTCACTTCGTTTCCGTCCAGCCCTTGACCGAACCTGCCGCGCTCAACACGGTGCTAACCTTCCCGCCAGGCTACTTGCGGGCATTCAAGTACAACCTAGCCTGCGAGATCGCGGCGGAGTTCGGTGTGGAGCCGACGCCCACGGTGCAGCGCATCGCCATGTCGTCCAAGCGCAACTTGAAGCGGGTCAACACCCCCGACGACAAGATGGCGTTGCCGTATGGGCTAGTGACGAACCGCCAGCGGTTTAACATCTACACCGGGTCGGTGGAGTGAAAACCCCGATCCTCGGGCAGTCCTACGTTGCGCGGTCAGTCAATGCGGCTGACAACCGCATGGTCAACTTGTATCCCGAGGTCGTCCCCGAGGCAGGCAAGGAGGGCGGCTTCCTGATCCGCTGCCCCGGCCTGCGCCTGCTCAACACGGTCGATAACGTGGATGGTGTGGGCTACATCCGTGGGCTGTGGCAGTTCAACGGTAACGGCTACGCGGTACGCGGGAATAAACTTTACAAGATCAGCAGCACGTGGGGCTGGACGTATCTCGGCACCGTCTCAGGCGCGGGGCCGGTCTCCATGGCTGACAACGGGACGCAGCTGTTCATCGCCTGCAACCCGCGCAGTTACATCTACAACTCGGTCACGAACGTCTTTGCCGAGATCACCGACCCCGACTTTCCCGGCGCAGTCACGGTTGGCTATCTGGACGGCTACTTCGTGTTCAACGAGCCGAACTCCCAGCGGCTGTGGATCACCTCGCTGCTGGACGGCTTGTCGGTGGATCCGCTGGACTTTGCCAGCGCGGAAGGCTCCCCGGACGGGCTGGTGTCGCTGATCGTAGACCACCGCGAGTTGTGGCTGTTTGGCACCAACTCGGTGGAGGTCTGGTACAACTCGGGTGACGCCGACTTCCCGCTGACGCGCATTCAGGGCGCTTACAACGAGATCGGCTGTATTGCGCCGTACTCGGTCGCCAAGATGGACAACAGCGTGTTCTGGCTCGGGGCGGACGCGCGCGGGCGGGGCATGATTTACCGCGCGGCAGGCTATCAGGGCCAGCGGGTCAGCACCCACGCCGTCGAGTGGCAAATCCAAGAGTACGGCACCCTGAACGATGCGGTGGGTTACACCTACCAGCAGGACGGTCATTCGTTCTATGTCCTGAACTTTTCCGACGCCGATACGACGTGGGTCTATGATGCGGCGACCGGCGGCTGGCACGAACGGGCGGCGTTTGACGAAGGCATGTTCAAGCGGCACTGGGGTAACTGCCAGATGTCATTCTCCAACGAGATCGTCATTGGCGACTACCGTAATGGCGACATTTACGCCTTTGACCTGAACTACTACAGCGACAACGGCCAGCCGCAGAAATGGCTGCGATCCTGGCGGGCGTTGCCACCGGGTCAGAACAACCTGAAACGAACGGCCCATCATTCTTTACAGTTGGATCTTGAGACCGGCACCGGGTATCAATACGACAGCGAGAACTTGCTGTTGATGGAAACCAGCGGTTTTGTGTTGCAAGATAACAACGACTACATACAGTTGGAAAATTAGGAGCGTAACGTGCCGAGTACCAAAATCAGCGAGATGACCGCAGGCGCTCCCGCTGTCAACACCGACCTATACGTGATTGCCAGAGGCGGCGAAAACTTCCGCCTGACCGGCGCTAACATCTCGGCGTTGACGATCAGCAACCTGCTGGCCCAGACCAACACCTTCACGGCGGGCAACGCGACCGAGCAACACGTCGGCGTGGTGGCCGCCAGCGCCTACACACCCAACTGCGCGGAAAGCAACGTCCACCGTATCCTGCTGGAAGAAAGCATCACGATGAACGCCCCCACGAACGCGCTGTCGGGGCAGGTCATTAACCTCATCATTAAACAAGACGGGACAGGCAACCACACCGTCACGTGGAACAGCGCCTACAAGTTCCCAGGCGGTACGGATCCCACCATCACGGCAGCCGCCGGGTCGGTGGATATTGTCACCATGCAGTACGACGCGACCGATTCGGTGTGGTACTGCGTCGCCAGCCAGAACTTCAGCTGATGTTTCCAGGCTTTTACATCGCTAAAGTCTCCTCCGCTTTATTGCCTGCTACCCAGCAAGCCAAAGTGACAGGGGGCTTTGCAGTCTCCCTTGATTTGAATACGGCTATTGCTGGAGCGCCTTATGAAGCTGGCGCTGGAACTAACCGAGGTGCTGCCTATGTACACACACGTTCAGGCACAACTTGGACTCAACAGCAAAAGCTAACCGCTAGCGACACTGAAGATGGGGATATTTTTGGCGTTTCAGTGGGTATTGACGGCGATACCGCTATTGTAGGTGCGCCCTATGAAAGCACCGGAGGTACCCAAAGTGGTGCAGCGTATGTATTTACACGTTCCGGGTCTACATGGACAGAGCAACAAAAATTAGTAGCAAGTGACGCTTCTTCCTTTAGTGAATTTGGGGCGTCTGTTGCTATCAGCGGAAACACGGTTATCGTAGGCGCGTATCAAGATAACGGAGCTGGATCGTCTAGGGGTGCGGCCTACGTGTTTACACGTTCAGGAAGTACTTGGACTCAGCAACAAAAGTTAGCAGCTAGCGATCCAGAAGATTTTGCTTACTTTGGGTGGTCAGTATCTATACAAAACGACGATGCTGTAGTCGGCGCAAGGTTAAAAGGTGATGGGGGTTCTAACCGAGGCGCAGCGTATGTATTTACTCGTTCGGGGTCAACGTGGACGCAACAGCAAAAACTAACTGCCAGCGATACGGCGGACAATGATGAGTTTGGTATATCTGTAAGCATTGACCAAAACACCGTCATCGTAGGTGCCGATAGACGTTTAGGATTTGGTGTTGATAACGGCGCGGCCTATGTGTTTACTAGGTCAGGAACCACTTGGACGCAAGAACAAAAATTGGTGCCTAGCGATCTGGTAAACGCCGATTCGTTTGGTTGCGCTGTAGCCGTTCAAAACAACATTGCTATCATCGGCGCGTATCTTGATACCGAAAACGGTTCTGGCGCAGGCTCGGCGTATATTTTTACTCGTTCAGGCGGCACATGGACAGAGTTTCAAAAGATTTTCTCTAGCGATATCGCGCCAAACGATTCTTTTGGTTTTTCCGTTTCTTTGGATTCAAATACTTTACTAGTCGGCGCAAGCAACGAAAACCCTTTGGGCGCAACTTACGTTTTTGTTTTTGGATAATTAACCCATGCCTAACGACATCCCACAAGTCATGCTTCGCTGGTCAGACGACGGCGGTCACACGTGGTCAAGAGAGCATTGGTTGCCGATGGGTGCGGAGGGTCAATACTTCACCCGCGTCATCTGGCGGCGGCTGGGCATGACCACCAAGCTGCGCGACCGGGTGTACGAAGTGAGCGGCACCGATCCGGTCAAGATTGCCATCATGGGCGCGGAACTGACAGCCTCGGGAACCCTGTCCTG